ATTAGTTTCTATCCCTACCGAAATTAAACTCATTTTATACTTATCTTTTAAATAAAACAAGTAGTCAATGATCTCTGTCGGATTATATCTTCCTGTAAAATCTTCCAGCTTATATATTATGTTTGAATCGTGTTCTTTTCCTATTACTTGGATTGAGGTGTTGTCGTTCTTGTCTGACTTATCCCATGTTGCTAAATCTACCATTGCATAAACTTCTAGGTCTTTGTTAATTATCTCATACTCTTCATAGTATGTAAACCATTCTTTCTTGAATATTTGATTTTCTGTATTGACTGGATTCTGTTGATAAAGGCACGAGAATTGATATATGCCTATTTGATTTTTAATCTTTAATACTTCTTCTAATGGGTATCTATCTTTCCATAAAACTTCTCCTTGCTTTCTTGTATATTTTACACCTTTTATAATCCACTCTTCGTCTTGTTCTGCTATCTCTGGTAAACTTAAAACAGTCCATTCATTGTTTTCGTCCATCTCTTGTATTCTACCAGCTAAATCGTCCTGATGCCACCTTGTCATAATTAGCACAACAGCTCCATTAGGAGCTAAACGTGTATATGCAGTTGAAATGAACCATTGCCAAGTCTTTTCTCTCATAGTTTCAGAATTAGCATCTTCTGAGTTCTTTACTACGTCATCTAATAATAATATATTTGCACCTCTTCCTGTTAAAGCTCCACCTACTCCAGTAGAGATATAACTTCCTTTCTGTTCTGTCATCCATTTGTTCTTTGCTTGAGTATCTTCTTTTAATCTTATCTCTGGAAATATTCCTTGATAAACTTGGTCTCTAACTAAATCTCTTGTCTTCTGTCCAAAATCACTTGCTAGATCTCCTGAGTAAGATGATGTTATGATTTCCTTGTCTGGATTTCTTCCTAAATACCAAGCTGGAAAGTTAATTGATGCAAGCTGTGATTTTCCTTTTCTTGGTCCAACCTGAATAATCAATCTCTTAATTTCTCCTTTCTCTACTCTTTCTAGATAATCAGCAATTAAAAGATGATGCCAGTTCGGACGATAACGAGGATCTGTTAATATACTGAAATTGATTAAATCAATTCTTCCTAGTTGTAGTATCTCTTTTTGATTCATTTAATAGTTTCTCTTTTAATGTATTGATTTGATCATCTGATAATAATAAGCTCTCTCCATCTTTCCCAGTCTGTTCTAATCCCTCTCTATATCCATGCTTTGTTAATAATACTTTGGCAATAGTGGGATTATAGTCTCCTGATAGACCATTATCTATAAGACATTTAGCTTGTTTTGCTCTTAACTTTCCTAAAATGTCGGAAAACTCTTTATATTTTCCTTCCCAATCATAAATAGTATCTCTGTTAACTTCTAAATAAAGAGCTAATCCTTCTATTGTTGGAAGGTTTACTTTTAATTTTGTCTTGTATAATTCTGTTCCCTTAACACTTAATCCCGATAAATATTGATTTTCCTCATCTTCACAACTATCAATATATTCATTTGTCTTTGAAACTACCTCATCATTATATTCTAATGGTCTTCCTCCTGGATGTTTCCCTTTTGTATTTAGTTTTGTCTTAGGTTCATTTTTCATCTTATACTTATTATTAAAGCTATTGTTATTAACATTACGATTAGTTCTAATTCTATTGGCATATCTATTTTCCGTTTACACCTTCCTTAATCTTATTACAAAAAAAGTTTCTATATTCTCCGTTCTTGGTTAGAGATTTATAAAAACACTGCTTGCAACAAAACTTTCTCTTTAATGATTTTTGAGATGTAAACTCTTTGCCACATTCTATACATTTTATTGTTTCTAAGTTTCTAGGTTTCATTTTAATTAGTAGTCCCTCTTTAATAAGATTGCTAATATGATTTTTTGTTTGAATATTCAATACTTATTAGTGAGGGACTGTATTTATTATAACAGATTTTTCGTTTGTCAACAACTATAACATTATATTCCTTATTGCTAATACTTCCCACTCCTCTTGCTTCAAAGATTTTCTTCCTCCTTCTAAGGTTATATCTCTTAACTCTATAAATCTATCAATATCAACGATGTATGTTTCTATTTCTTGTCTTGGTTTGTAAAATCCTATTACGATATATGCTGGACAATTTATATAGAAACAATCAAATGGTTTGGGATTTGCGAACTTGGTCATTGATCCTGAATATACTGGTAGATCGTTTATCTTATGATATAATCCTTCGTGTTTTGCTTCTAATAAAGCTTTTATCTGATGATCCTTGACCTTGTTAAAAGCAAATGACTTTCCTTTTTCTATCTTTAGTTCAAATACTCCTTCCATTTTATTTATCTTTAACCATACTCCGAACTTAGATTGTAGGTTAGATTCTTTCATAATAATCTTTATAAACTTCTAAAAACTTCTTATCGTTATCATCTGGTTCGTATCCGTTAAGATCAAGTATCCTTTTTACTTCTTTCAACAATTCTCTTTCGTTATTTTCTATATGCATTGACTTATGTATATGGCAATTCCAATTATTTACTGGAGCTGAATTGTATATACTTTCGTTATGCTTTCCCTTGATGTATTCTGAAGATGAAGGACTTATAATATGGTGTAAGCAATCTGCATGGTTCTTTCTACAAAACTTTCCGTTCCAGTTTGATAGACATTCCCACCAACCTAGACTTTTCCAGAATTGCTCTACTTTTGGAGAGAATCTATTGCTTAGTTTCATTTATATTTCTTTTAACCCTTGTAATAATTCTTTATTCATATATTTATATCTCCTTTAACCCTTGTAATCTTTTATTTATAATGTCTATGTATTTTTTATCTTGCTCTATCATTATGAATTTCCTACCTAGTTCCTTACAAGCTAATGCTGTAGTTCCTGAACCTGCAAAGGGGTCTATTATTATATAATCCTCTGGGAGTATTGCTATTATTCTTTTCATTACTTCAAGTGGCATTTGGCAAGGATGTTCCGTTTTATCTTTTGATACATTTTTTACTTGATTTATCTCCCACCAGTCATATAACCTTGCTCTTTTTCCATCCGCAATTCTTTTAGCAATTCTTTTATCTGTAGGATTTTTGTAATCTTGACCATATTTTTTGAAATCTGGTTTTACTCCAAAGAAGGCAATATCTCTATGTTGTTTTGCTGTATTAGAATTATAAACCCAAGAAACTACCTTCTCTGGGAAATAACCAACTTGAAATGCTATCTTGTAAATTTCTTCTGGATAATGAATTACAACAAACTTGCTATACTGGAATACTTCTTGAAGCATTTGATAATACTCATCTGAACCCATGTTGTCGTTGTAGTCGTTGTAGTGATAGCCAACATTAAAAGGTGGATCTGTGACAACAATAAACTTACCATTTAATTGTTTATTTATCTTTGCCATTTCTTCTGTCGCATCTCCTTGTATAATTTTGTTCATAATAGTTTTTCTTGGTTTAATGTGTTTAATCTTTTGTTAATAATGTCTATGTATTCAGGTGAGATTTCTATCCCTATATAATTTCTGTTATTTTTCTTTGCCATTTTTAATGTTGTTCCACTTCCTGCCATTGGGTCTAGGATTGTATCTCCTTCGTTGCTCCAAGATAGTATGTGGTCTTCTGCTAGTTTTTCGGGGAATACTGCTGGGTGATTTTGATTTTTAGAGCTACTTGGATATTCCCAGACATTGGAAGCATCTTTTGTTGGGCGAGTATTTCTATCTACATATTTAACTATTTTGCTACCATCTCTTTTACTAAACGATGACATACCACTAGCAATTATAACCTTTTCTTTTTGTATTGGGTTGAATGTTTTTGGTTTACCCTTACTAAACACAAACATATATTCAAACTGGTTAGCATATCTTCTTAATGTTGGATAGGCAGGAGCATAATTCTGTTTATAGTAAATCATTGTGTCTAATAAATTAAACCCAATTTCGTTGAAGTAAAGTGCTTGCTTAAAAGATGATAAACTTTCGCAGAAATTCCTCGTTTCATCTCCAACAACCCAAACAACCACACCACCATCTTTTGTAATCCTATAAAGCTCTTTAGCTATCCCCTCAAAATCAAAAGTATAGCCATTATATGTTCGTAGATTATCATACGGTGGAGATGTAACAGTTAAGTCAATACTCTTATCAGGTATATCTTTCATAAACTCTAAACAATCGGCACAGAT